ATGAGCGACAATTATGTAGTTGTGTGTGGTGCGACTTGTGATTTGCCGCAGTCTGTCATCGAGGAGTATGGTTTGACCATGATTCCTATGACGATTCATTTGGGAGAACGGGACTATTCTTACGACCCAAAGGAAGAGGAAATCACTTGTAAAGAGTTTTACCGACAGCTTAAGGAAGGAGCAGAGTCCAAGACCAGCCAGATTACACCGAGTGTGTTTAAAGAGACCTTTGAAGGTTTCTTAAAGCAGGGCAAGGATGTTTTGTATATTTCTTTTTCGTCGGGGTTAAGCGGAACTTATAATTCCGCGCGTTTGATTGCAATGGATCTTGCGGAGGAGTATCCGGACAGACGGATTGAGTGTGTGGACTCCTTGTGTGCATCCATCGGCGAGGGTCTGCTTGTTTACCTTGCGGGACGTATGAAGAAGGAAGGAAAGTCCTTTGAAGAAGTGGCAGCATGGATAAAGGAGAACTGTACCAATATCTGCCATTGGTTTTCCGTAGATGACCTGATTCACTTAAAGAGAGGCGGTCGTTTGAACAGTCTGGAAGCAGTGGTAGGTACTGCATTAAAGATTAAGCCGATTTTAAGTGTGGACAGGGAAGGTAAGCTTACGGTAGTAGCGAAGCTTCGCGGGACAAAAAGAGGCATGGAGTATTTACGAGAGCGTCTGGTAAATGACGGAACGAATCCGGCAGAGCAGACGGTAATCGTAGGACATGCCGATGCGCCGGAAGTGGCGGAACAGTTAAAGGAACAGTTGCTGTCCGAAGGTTTGGTAAAGGATGTTATTATTACCAATATCGGTCCGATTATCGGCACCCATGTGGGAAGCGGTATGTTTGCACTTACATTTTTAGGTGAAAATTATATTTTCTAGGTTTCAATATCTGTAAAACCCTTGATTTTACTGGGTTTTTAAAAGGCAAGATAAAGCTTTCATGGGGTTGATAGCAACAAACTAGCAACACTATGGAAGCTTTTCTATTGCTTCCCGGAGCTGTTCCACAGTCTTATGAATATACACTTTTTCATCAAGTCCCTTACCGGAGTGTCCCATTAAAAGATTCCGGATTACCGGGTTGGTTCCGACATCATCCAGCATAGAGTCAAAGGTGTGGCGGCAGTCATGCAAAGTGTATTTCGTAGTGATGCCAACATCCAAAAGTGTCTCATTAAAAAGGTCCCTGAGCTTTGCGTATGAGAGATAACCACCTTCTTTTTTCATAGACGGAATCATATATATTCCAGGAGCGTCATAAATTTCCTTTACAAATGGTTGTATTTTGGAGTGGATCGGAATTATTCTGTCCTTACCAGCTTCTGTCTTACTTCCGCCGGTCATAATCATATTTTCTATATCTACTTTGTCTTTTGGCATTCTACAAAATTCTTGCGCTCTCCATCCCGTGTAGATGTAAATGAGGATGATTTTTACGAAAGGTATATGAGTGTTGCCCCATAGCTTATCAATGTCTTCCTGGGCAAAACGGATGCCATGCTCATCATCAGTTTGCCGGTTTATCTGTAAGAATTCCGAATGATTCTTCTGGATGATGTCTTCTCGTAGCGCATACGCATACATTCCCTTTATATGCAGAACGATATTCTCTATAGACGAATGTTTGAGAGGTATCGAATCTACAAGTTTTTGCAAGTCCCTGTGCCTTAAGTCGGCAAATACTTTGTTGTAAAGAGGCTTGCAGTGATTATATGCCGTTCTCGCTCCGTTTTTTGCCGATTCTGACAATTTTTTCTTTGAGACGACAAATTTATCGTTGAAATATAAATCGTAGATTTCAGCGAATGTGAGGTCCTTTCTGGTGAGGTCTACTGGATTCTTATTATACTCCGCCAGAGCAATCATGGCCTCTGTCCGATCCTCATAGTATCCCAGGATATCATAGGTGTAGGTTCCCTTATCATTTATCTTTGGATTCACACCAACCATCCAGGGCCTACGCCGGTTCCCGGAGAGCTTCTTTATAGTTCCGTAGTTATTCGGATTCCGCATTATCTGACGTTTTCTCGGCATAAAAAATCACTTCCTTTCCAAAAAATGCGTGACTTTGTAGAAGGGAAGTGGTATAATATACACGTCCGATACAAATAATTCGTGTAAGGGCTTCCCTTGCATGGCATCTCGCTCCGGTTGCCGCCGGGGCGTTTTGTTTTAATAATTAGATATAACCCTTTCTAATGCCTTAAACATAGGAGAAAGGTAAGAGATTGTCTCTAATTCTAATTGAGTTTGTATATGTATAGGGAGAACAGTAAGCGGAGAATCTTCACCATAATATTTTGGACCGCATGAATCAAAATCATGAGCAATCAATATTACTGCTTCTTCCAGGACCTTATCTAATGCATCTGTTAAATTCTTTGATTCGTTAAAAATCTTTTCAAATACAGATATTCGAAAATTACCGGAATTAAGAATATCGTACTGTGTGAGTCCATACATCCCGTTTGAACCAGCATAAACATAACCCAAAAGTTCTCCTTCCGCAATTGGCGCATCTATAAATTTTTGGCCCACTAAATATCTTGCATAAGAAAACGAAACGAGCATTAAATCAAATGTGACATATTTATTTATATTAAGTAAAGAATCTTTTTTGATAAAAAGTTTTGGACAAGTTAGTATTGTTTCTGCGAGTGATTCAAGTGGACCGAATTGGCTTTTATCTACCTCAAATATTTTTGCTATTTTCCTTTCTAACATTTTAAACTTTATCGAATTGAAAAATCTATTCATGGTCTTCCTCCTTTGCATTATACCATCAGTACCGCAAGTGATGGGTCGAAATAAATAATATAGTTATCCAATGCCACATACTGGCCGTACTTCCTCTTGTAACAATCAATAGCATTTTGCAAGAATACTTCTGTAACGCCCAAATATTCCGCCAGCTCCATTCTGTTTCTGCACCCATGAGAGAATCCGTCTATAATCCCACGGAGTCCTATAAGGCGATTATAGGCCCACAGACGTGCGGCATTCTCCTGTTTCTTTTCCAGTATGGTTTCCTGGCTTATTATATTGCCAGCTGTTGTCTTATGATGGCCGATTTCCTCTGCCAACACACACGCCTTTTCTGCGAGAGTAGGGATGTCCTTCCGGATTGCAATGCGGTTCCCTTTTATTCTGCCATCATTCGCCTTCAGTGGTTTTTCTTTAACTATCAGCTTTTCTTTTTCTGCTTCGATAAGTAGAGTTTCGTAATTCATATCATCACCTCTACTTTATAGTAACCAAAATTATGTACTATAATACGGACTAAAAATCATCATCATCCATAATATCATCATCATGCTTTCTCATTTCATCGGTTACCCCGATATCTGTTCTTTCATGTGCTGCATTTAGGAGCGTTACTTCGACTTCGACATAGCGCGGAATGAATGTAAGTTCCTTTACCCTTTGTACAGCTTCTACTTTTCCAGCGTTATTTAATTTTTCTATGTATCCCATTATCTCGTCTACATAAAGTTTGTTTTTGTATTCTTCAAGAAAAAGCGTCATTCCTGGTGCGGATGTTTCTGGTTCCCATCCCATAAGTTCCGCTGGCGTGGTTTTTAATGCGGATGCAAGCGGTTCTAATATAGGGGTTGGCATATTCTCCACATCTCCGTTTTCGTACCTATAAATAGTAGCTCTGGACTTGTTTATGACCGCTCCCAATTCATCAGCAGTCATTCCTAATTCCATTCTTCTTTCCTTAATCCTTTGTCCTATATTCATAGTATCACCTCTTTTTTTGGGATGGTTCTATTATATCATGTTTTTCGCATATTTGCAACACTAAAATAACACGAAAATAAAAAATTTCTCATTTGTGAGAAAAAAGTGTTGACAACACGTTTTGTATATGATATGATGAGGATGTCTCAGATGTGAGACGCAATACAACACGAAAGAGGTGATAAAAGACAATGGTTAATGTAAACAAGTTAAAAGGGAAGATTGTTGAAAAAGGGATCAATGTAGGTGAATTAGCGGAGCGGATTGGCATAGACAGGGCCACTTTATATCGCAAAATAAGCGCAGAAGGGAAAACTATTACTCTTCATGAAGCAGATTTAATTGCGAAGGAATTGGAACTGACTTGCGACGAAGTGAATGCTATTTTTTTTGCGCCAACAGTCGCATAAGTGAGACTGTGAAAGGAGTGATAGCATGGCATTTGCCACTAAAAACATCACTGTTAATGAGGCGTGTTACTTCCTAAAAATGGACCGGCAGCGGTTCCAGAACCTGGTACGCCGGGGAGATTTTTCGGATATTGCCGAAGCGATCGATTCGATTTACGGAACAAAAAATAAGAAGTATTACATCAAAGCTGGAGCGTTTTTAGAAAAATATGCGCTGACATGGGAAGATATTTACGCGCTGAGAGAAGAGATGGCGCAGAAAGGAGTTGCGGTATGAGAGAGCAGAATTTTTTAAACGATTTGACGCTGATTGATTGCTATATGTACGCTGCCTGTGGCATGAAGGTAATCATCGAAAACGGCGTAGTTACTGGACTTTCACCGGAAACGGAAGAGTAGAAACGGCGTAAAAGTGGCTTACAAATGGCTTGCAAAAATGTTTCAAAGTGGCTTGCAAAATGTTGAACATTTGGCTTGCAAATGGCTTACATTTTTGCAACATCTGGCTTACTGAGGTTTAGGTTTAGATTTAGGTATAGGTTTAGGTTAAGTATTAGGTTTAGTATATCTCGGTTATATATTTTCCCCTAAAGGAGAAAATAATAACCTCGTAGAAAGAAAAATGCGAAAAAAGAAAGTTGGTGCGATATGAGTTATTCCGATGATCCTATTTCCGACTTCAACAGTCATGATGCGGAACAGGAAGCATGGGCAAAGAGATTACCAGTTTGTTACGGATGTGATGAGCCAATTTATGACGATGCCTTGTACGACATCGAAGAGACATTGTATTGCGAGCGTTGTGTGAATGACAGATTCCGTAAGTGGACTGAAAATTACATGGATTGAGAAAGGATGATGAGATTATGGTTAAGGTTACTGCAAGACAGAAGTATAACAACATTGAGATGAGATTCCCTACGGCATTATTAGCCGGGATGATGATGGATGAGATGATTGTGGCAACGGATGGTAATGTGTCATTTGCTGTCGAGGTTGAGGAATACGAGAAGAAGGGAGAGAAGGCAGATGGGTGCGTTAATGGAGAAACTGCTGAGAATACAGACGAAGCTTAAGGTGCCGAAGAATTTGTACAACGAGTTCGGAAAGTACAAGTACAGAAGTGCGGAAGGAATTTGCGAGGCCGCCAAGCCTTACCTGGCAGAAGAAAAGGCACTGCTCCTTCTTTCGGACGAAATGGTACAGGTGGGTGAAAGAGTTTATGTAAGAGCTATTGCGACTTTAAGGGACCTTGAGAGCGATGACGTTCTTACAGTGTCTGCAAACGCAAGGGAAGCTCTGGATAAGAAGGGGGCAGATGATTCCCAGATTACCGGAATGGCATCCTCTTACGCAAGGAAGTACGCTCTGAACGGAATGTTTCTTCTGGATGATTCAAAGGATGCTGATGACGAGAATATGAGAGCTGCGGAAGAATTCGACAACCAGGTGAAGGAAGTCGGAAAAATGAAGATTGCAAAGATGAAGGTTGATGCAATCGCCAAAAAGTGCGAGGAAGACGGAATCGACGTGCAGAAGGTTCTCGTTTTGTACAAGCTCAAGAAGTTTGAGGATATGACGGAGAATCAGTTCCGCAATGCGATGGATAATTGGGGAAAAATCAAGGAGATGTGATTTAGGTGAACACGACAGGAAGACTTGTATCGGTGGCGAGGGATATCGTCAGTAAAAAGCTTATGGTGTCCTTCATCATCGACACGGAGCCGGTGGACGACTTGAATGCCTTGGCACAGATTGAAAAGATTGATATAAAGGCAGAGAGGCATAAGGAGAGGCGTTCACTGGATGCCAATGCATATTTTCACGTTCTTGTTGGGAAGATTGCGGAAGCAGATGTCCGGTCGAAGGCGTGGACAAAGAATCTTATGATTTGCCGGTACGGACAACCGGAATTACTTCCGGACAGATCGCCAATGGTGTATAAAACCAATGCCCCATACGAGTACATGATGGAGCTGGAGACGTTACATACAATACCAGTGAAGTTTTCCGAGGAGAATGGGCAAGAGGTTGGATTTTACAAGATTTACAGAGGCAGCCACACCTACGATTCCTACGAGATGTCGAAGTTGATAGAAGGGACTGTTGCGGAAGCAAAGGAGAGAGGCATTGAAACTCTCACTCCGAGAGAACTGGAAAGGATGACAAAGGCATGGCGAAGCGATTAAAAAGCGTTTTTACGGATGATATGGACCATTGTATGTTCACCGGTAGCTCCCCGGTAGAGAGACACCATATTTTCTACAACATGGGTGGTGGCATGAAGAAAAAATGTGAAAAGTACGGATTTATCGCTCCATTAAGACCGGATTTACACCCAAATGGAGTGTATGCCGGTAAGGATGCCAAAGACGTGGATTTGAAACTAAAAACGATGGCACAGTCCTATTATGAGGAGCATTACGGGACCAGGGAAGAGTTTATAAGAGAGTTTGGAAAGAATTATTTGTAAAGGAGATAAAGCATGAATATATGCAGAGGAGATGTATTTTATGTGGCTGGCGGCTGGAGTTGCGTTGGAAGTGAGCAACATGGTGGGAGACCGGTGGTAATCGTGAGTAATGATGTTGGTAATGAGCATAGCGGCAACGTGACAGTGGTGTTTCTTACTACAAAGCCGAAAGTGAAATTACCTACTCACACAAAGGTAACAACGACGAGAGAAGTGTCTACGGCCTTGTGTGAGGGTGTAACAACGATAAGCAAGGACAGGCTGGATAATTTTCTTTGCACTCTGAGAAAAGATGAAATGGATCGAATCGATGAATGTCTCAGAATTGCATTGAATTTGGATTGACCGCTACCTTTTACACCGGACCTGGAAGAATTTAAGGCCACGGACAAACCAAAGACGGATGTGGAAATCGAGCTTATCCGTGTACAGACGGAACGTGATTTGTACAAAGAGTTGTATCCGCGGCATACCGGATTGATGTAGCAAGCAGCGGCGAAAGCTGTTTGAGATATATGCACCTTTTGTTTTCGTATCACATTCCGGTGCATGGTTCTACCTACTTGTTTCAAATCCCCATCGTCCGTCACACGATGGGGGGAAAGGAGAATAAATTTGGCAAAGCACACACTGGAAGAATTGCAACAGTGGCAATCACTTCCATTATCGATAAAAATCCGCATGACAGAGGAACGAATCAGAGATTGGGTTCGTGAGTACGGAGAGGACGGAGTATATGTAAGTTTCAGCGGTGGTAAGGATAGCACAGTATTGCTCGATATTGTTCGGAAACTATATCCGAATGTAAAGGCGGTATTTGTTGACACAGGACTTGAATATCCGGAGATTAGAGAGTTTGTCCGAGGCTTTGATAATGTCGATTGGTTAAAACCGAAAATGACATTTAAGCAAGTAATTAAGAAGTATGGGTATCCGTTTATCAGCAAGGAAGTATCGGACTGCGTTTATGGTGCGAGGAAATACTTGACAAGCCTTGCAAGGCGTGAAGAATCCTTACAGACAGACAGACAGACAGACAGACAGACAGACAGTACCGAATCACAATTACATGGCGGATATTCTAGGAATAGACAGGCGGATAGACAAGGGGAATCCAAGCTACACAGCAATAAAGATGGGGAACATCCCTAGTGAGATTGCCCATATAAATCATTTAAAATCCGCTATATGCGGAGAAAAGCACATTTATAATTACGAATGCGATAGAGTGTTTGGTACTGTAAAAAAAGAACCAGCACGTCTAAAAAAATTGTTAGGGAAACTAGAACATAAAGAAAAAGGTGTTATCACAAACGAAAAGTCAAGTATGTATGATAGGTCAAAGTATATGTTTTTCCTTGATGCGAAGTTTGAAATATCTCATATGTGTTGCAATGTTATGAAGAAGTCTCCAGTACACGCATATTCAAGAAAAACTGGAAGAATGCCTATGACTGCGGTAATGGCGAGCGAAAGCAAGATGCGTACTCAAAAGTGGTTACAGAACGGATGTAATGGTTTTAACCTAAAGTCCCCTATCAGTAATCCTATGGCGTTCTGGACAGAGCAAGATGTGCTTCTCTACATAAAGGAAAACAACCTTCCTATTGCCGATGTCTATGGAGAGATTGTTATCGACTACGAAGGAGAAGGACAGCTCGAAGGGCAGATGGATTTAGGGATTTTTGAGAAGGACAGGAGATTATTAAAGACCACTGGATGCGACAGAACTGGATGTATGTTTTGTGGTTTTGGCTGCCACCTGGAGAAGTCACCGAACCGCTTTGAACGAATGAAGGAAACGCATCCGAAACAGTACGATTACATTATGAGACCGAAGGAACAAGGCGGTCTGAATTACAAGGAAGTAATTGACTGGATTAACGAACACGGCAATATGAACATTAAATACTAGGAGTGATGGATAATGCCTTGTAGAAAGGAATTATATAGGGAACGGAAAGAGAATGGTCTTTGCGTCAAGTGTGGAGAAAAAAAAGACACAGACGGAGTGTTCTGCTCTGTGTGCAAAGATAAGGACAATCAGAATAAACGAGCCAATTATGAGTTTTACATAAAAATGGGCGTTTGTCCGAGATGTCATAAAGAAAAGTTATATGGTGATGAGAGAGCTTGTCTTCAGTGCAATGCTGAAAGATATAGACGACAACAGAACCGGGACAGGGAGCATTACAACGAGATTCACCGAAAGAGTAGTAAGAAAATTTATGCGGAATCTTCCGCAAATGGAATATGCATTAGGTGCAATAAGAGAAAGGCCATAGAAGGTCAGAAGAGCTGCAAGATGTGCAGAGAAAAGCGGAACGAGTACCGCCGGTTGAGGAGAGGTACGATTCCGCGGAGATTACGCCCGGAATTTGGTATGTGTTACTTCTGCGGTGACAAACTCAAGGAAGGCCAGAGAGTATGTGCGGCGTGTCATGAGAAGATAACAGAAGCGAATAGAAAACAGGACCGGTCTGGAAGGGAAGATTTCAAATTCGGCAGAGCGATGTACGATTGGGAAATGAGAAAGAGAAAAAAAGTAGTATAAAAACATAAAAACAGAAAGGAGTAAAGAGGTTTGTCCGGACAATAAACTGCAGTTTACTCCTGTGAAAAAATGAAATACGAATGTGAAAACCAGATGACGATTTTTGAAATGGTTGGGAAGCCATTCAAAATTAACAAGCCGATTCGCCTCATAGAGGTTTTCGGGGGTGTGGGATCGCAGTCAATGGCACTTAGAGACTTGGGAGCAGATTTTGAGCATTACAGATTAGTGGAATTTGACAAGTACGCTATTGCAAGCTACAACGCAATACATGGAACTAACTTTCCTACTATGGATGTAACGAAGACAACCGGAAAAGATTTGGGAATCGTAGAAACAGAGAAATACGCCTACATACTCTGTTACTCCTTTCCATGCCAGGATTTGTCTGTCGCTGGGAAGATGCGTGGGATGTCGAAGGGCAGCGGTACACGAAGCGGACTCCTTTGGGAAGTGGAAAGGATTTTGAACGAGGTTGAGAACCTTCCACAAGTGCTTCTGATGGAGAATGTTCCCCAGGTGCATAGCAAGGCAAATATGCCAGACTTTCAGAAGTGGATAAATTTTCTATCCAGTAAAGGATATTCTAACTACTGGCAAGACCTTAATGCGAAGAACTACGGCGTAGCACAGAATCGGAACCGATGCTTCATGGTGAGCATCCTGGGAGACTACCGGTATGAGTTTCCGAAACCGATTCCGCTCACGAAGACTATGAAGGATTATCTTGAGGACGAAGTGGATGAGAAATACTACATCAACAACGAAAAGGCACAACAGTTGATTGACAAGCTGATTGCCGATGGTACAATCCCTCAGAGCAGAGCAGAGCAGAGCAGAGCAGAGCAGAGCAGACTTGCATCGACTTATCGATTAACGAGCCGAGAAGAATCGATATCGCAAACTGCATTGCGGCACGAACAGACCGAGGAATCAGCAACCACAGAGCAGAAGGTTCCGGTGTCATTGAAAGAACCTTGCCATATGAATCTTAAGAGGATTGATAGGACAGCAGATATTGCAAAGACCTTGATGGCAAGAGATTATAAGGGATTCGGCACCGGATTTGATACACAGAATGGAGTAATCGAATGGAAAGAAGATTAGGCAATATATACGGAGAAGACAGAGGTACTGGATTTGCGGGAAATGTATGGGATACGGATGCCGTTTCTCCTACTTTAACAACAATGCAAGGGGGGGCAGACAACCGATGATAATTAACGAGGTAAGGCATATGGGAAATTTATCTGATAAGAAAACTCAGAGTAGAGCGGTTTATGATTCAGAAGGGGTATCGCCAACGCTTTGTAGCGGTATGGATCACGGAAATACAATGCCGCATATTTGCGAAAAACCCATTGTTGCCATGCGTGGCAGAAACCCTGAGAATCCTTCGGATAGAACTGTAGGCGCACCGACAGAGCAGAGACTTGAACCAAATAGCCAAGGTATCTGCAACACTATAACAAGTGTACAGAAGGACAATATGGTTATGGAAACTGTACGGATCAAACAAGCAACAAAAGAAGGATATATCGAGTGCAAAGTGGGGGGGGGTAGCAGACCTCAGTTTCCCTAGCTCCGCTACACGAAGAGGAAGAGTCCAAGAAGGCGGAGATGTGTGTCCGACACTTACTGCTTCGGAATCTGAGATTTGCAGAATAGAGAAGTACCGCATCCGCAAACTTACTCCAAAGGAATGTTGGAGACACATGGACTTCTCGGACGGGGACTTCCATAAAGCGGAAGCGGTGAATTCAAATACTCAGCTTTATAAGCAAGCGGGCAATTCGATTATTCGCAATGTATTGGTTGCGATATTCGGTCAATTACTTGAAGGGAAAGAGGATGCGTACAGGAAAATATAAAAGAAAACTCCCGGAGTGGGATGTTGTCGTTGATTTGTATGTAAATCAGCGAAAGAATTTAGCTGAGATATGTAAAATGTATGGATTGTCAGAAGGTTCAAAGTCGAACATTTCAAGAAAGCTTCGGTCATTTGGCATAGAAATACGGCAAGACAAAGGGATGAACCATCATGCGTGGAAGGGTGGGAGAATAACGAAGGGTGATGGTTATGTTGGGATTTGGAATCCTACCCATGAAAGGGCAGATAATCAAGGGTATGTATATGAACACACTTTAGTTGTTGAACGGACTATTGGCAGACTTCCAACCGAGAATGAGGTGGTTCATCACATAAACTTGGACAAGTTGGACAACCAGCCATCAAATCTTTGGGTTTGTGGAAACAAGGAACACATAATTTGCCACAGAAGCATAGAAAAATTGATTAAACCTCTGCTAGAGCAAGGGATAATCGAGTTTGTAGACGGAACATATCAAATCGTAAAGAAAGGAGCATGACATGATCGGAGACAAGTACGAATGTGACAATCAGATGGAAATCTCAGAATTTATAGATGACGTAGAGGAGTTGCGTGTTGGTGGTTGCCAGCATAGCTTCCTTCCGGTCCGCACGAAAAGAGCGCGGTATTGCAAGTGCGTGAAATGCGGAAAGCGGATCAACGCAAAGAAGAAACCAGGATGGAAGGAGAAAATGTAGTGAGCAAAAGAGGATATTATCCGCCGGCTGCACCGAACAGTCTCGTGAGTCATGCGGTAAAGCAGAGAGAGTACGGAAAAGGCGAGCGTGTAGGGATGGAGAAAGGTATGATGCTTACCCTGGCGGTAGTTTTAAATCTTCTGATAGAGGATTACTGGCCGAAGACAGCTCCGAAGAGAGTTCCGAAGCTTGCCGAGGATGCCATCAAGCTCATAGAGGCGATACAGTGCGGCGTGGTAGGAGTAGAGGATTGCGTGGCGTATGTGGAACAGGAGACCGGAATGAAATTCGACGCTGACTGGATAAGGCATACCGGGAAGGCAAAGGATATTTCAAAGCTGAGAGGAGAGTGACGGAAATGAGTTATAGCATGGACAGAAATTGTGATAAGTGCATACACCACACAAGCGGAATGTGCGATTCTTGGGATTGCAAGATGCAGACAGTGGAAGGATTGAAGAAGGAAGTAAGAGAAAAGACCATCACTGATATTTTTGAAATCATGGATAATGCAGAAGCACATAGTTCCGATTTAGACGAACATGGCTTGTATTATTGGGTTGGGTTTTTGAAAAACAGAATTGAAAGGGAGTTTAAGGGAGAGTGATAGCATGGCAGATTTGAAAGACGCAAGAGGTCAAAATCACAGAACGCATGGATTTAGTGCCGACTTTCCAAAGTTATATGGTGTTTGGATGACAATGAAAAGCAGGTGCAAAAATCCAAACAGGCTTAAATATAAAGATTATGGCGGAAGAGGAATAAATATTTGTTCTGAATGGGAAGATGCCGAAGTTTTCTGTAAATGGGCTTTAGAAAACGGGTATAAGGACGGTTTGCAAATTGACAGAATAAACAATGATGGAGATTATGAGCCAAGTAATTGTAGGTTTGTTACTCCGAAGGAAAACAGTAGAAACAGAAGAAACACTGTTTTATTAACTGTAAAAGGGGAAACCAAGTGTGTTGCTGAATTGTGTGAAACAATCAGTATCAGCCCAAATACGATTTATTGGTGGATAAGAAAGAGGGGAAAAAATTATGCAGAAAAAAGAATTGAAGAAAGAATCAGTTAAACTTCTTTGCTGTCCGTTCTGCGGTGGGGAAGTAAAAATCATCCCGGAACAAGTGGATGCAAGAACAGTGACATATAACTTTGTATGTCAAAATGGTGATTGTTGTGCAAACGTATATTTCGATTATTCCGACAGGGAAGAATCCATAGAAGCATGGAACACACGGAAGCCGATGAAAGCGGTGGTTGCGGAACTGGAAGTGGCGCGAAAAACCGCTTTTCATACCTACGAAACTTTTTCACACAAGATTGATTTGGGTAGGCTATATGGATTGGATAGGGCAATAGAGATTGTCCGAGGAAAGGAGTAAGGGATGAAAACGACAATAGGCTTTTTAAGAGTTGGTGATTTCTTTGTGTTTGAAGGAATCAAGTACAAGGTAGGGCATCTGATAACTAACACAAACGGATATGTTGCTTGTGTGGATGTAAATACCAAAAAGGTAAAGAGGTTTTATATTGATACCGATGTTGAAGAGGTTGGAAAGGAGCAACCATGAAAGAAGCGTTTGATTTGATACGGAAGCGGATGAAAGAACAGACAGATTTTCTTTCAGATTGTACGAAGTACGGAAACAAAGATGCGAAGCAACAAGAGAAATCATATTCCACAATGTATATGTATGAGATTGCGGATATGGTTGAGGATTTGATTGACATCGTTTCCGAAGTCGAAGCGGAATACGGCAATGATGTTTGTGAGTGGAAACTTGAAGAAGGAATGTTTATTCAGAATCCGCATACCGGAAGGAAATTCAGCAATGAACCTAGCATGAAGAATGTCTACTGTAACACTTGCGGCAAGAAGATAAAGGTGGTGGAATGATGATTACTAAAATCAAAGAAAAAATCATGCAAGACCGCAGAATCGGAAGAAGCAGTTTGGAAGCTTTTTTGGAGATTTTGAAGGAAGTCGAATCGGAATACGGCAATGGGTGGATTCCTTGTAACCGAGCAGACCATCCGTATGACGGACAGAGAGTGCTTGCTTGCATAAACACAAGGATTGCAACGCATGAAATCATTATTACCGATTACAACGGAGAAATCTATTGGTTTGACGGAACAATTAGTGCATGGATGCCATTGCCGGAAGCATATAAGCCGGAGAAAGGTGGGATGACTTATCGCTAACAAAAGAATGTTCACCAATAAAATAACCGGAAGTGATGCGTTTACTGAGATGCCAATGTCGGCCCAGGGACTGTACTTCCAGCTCTGCATGAATGCGGATGATGACGGATTTATAAATAATCCGAGAAAGATTATCTTCAGCCTGGTGGAAGACGAGAAAGAGGCGAAGAAGGCGATGAAAGACTACAATCTGCTTATCGAGAACCGATTTATCCTGGTGATCGATAAGGTGGTGGTTATAAAGCACTGGCGGATGCATAATACGATATCCCAGAACCGGTACCACGAGACGCAGTATACGGATGAGAAGGCAAAGCTTCTTCTGAAAGAGAATGGTTCCTACTCTCTATCTTCCGGAGAACCTATAAACGACACACGGCTTGCAAAACAGGAAGAAAAGGCTTGCAGTCGGCTTGCAAGTGGCTCGCAGAATAAGGAAGAAAAGACGAAGAAGGCAGCGGAACCGAAGAAACCGGTGGTATATTATCCGAATGATTCTCTGTTGGACGAGGCGTTTAAAAACTACGTTGCAATGCGTGTGAAGATTAAAAAGCCGATGACAGATAGAGCGATAGAGCTTGCAATTAAGAAGCTGGACAAGCTTTCCGGGGGAGATACAGATACCGCTATTGCTATCCTGGAGCAGTCGGTACTTAACAGTTGGCAAGATTTATATGAGCTGAAGGGGAACAACAGACAGAAGGTTGGTGGTGTTAATTGGGACAACGTATAGGCTATACGAAAGGAGAAGGCAAATGGATAGGAACGAAACTAAGAGACTTATCCAGGTGATGTGTGCGGCGTATCCGAATTATCACCCGGCGAATCTGACGGATACTGTGGACGTATGGCATCTGATGCTTGCGGAATATGATTACCAAGTGATATCACTCGCTCTTAAGGCGTTTATCACGACAGACACCGGTGGATTTGCTCCGTCTGTGGGACAAGTCCTGGAATGCTACCACTCGTTGACGGCTCCGGAAGAGTTAAACGAGATGCAAGCATGGTCCCTTGTGGCAAAGGCCATCCGGAATGGTATCTACGGAGCAGAGGATGAATACGAGAAGCTTCCGCCAGAAGTAAGGGAAGTGGTAGGGAATCCGGGAAACATACGAGAGTGGGCTATGACCGAGACCGGAACAGTCCATAGTGTAGTTCAATCAAATTTTCTTCGTACATATCGCTCCGTCCTGGCGCGTAAGACTCAGATGCAGAGATTGCCGGTGGATGTGAAGGCGATGATTGAGGAGAAGGCAAGAGAGAGGCGTATTGGGGAAGGGGGGAGACGACCATGCCTACAGATTACGCAAGCGTGAACGTAAAATGCCCTTTTTATCTGTCAGAAGAAGAGAAGAAAATACACTGCGAAGGGTTAGAAAAGGGGAGCAGAATTGCGTTAGAATTTAGAGGTAAGCAGTACAAGGAAAATGTGAAGGAAAAGTATTGCAACGGAGATTTTGAGAAGTGCAAGCTTTACAAACCGATCAACGACAAATACGAGTGAGGTGGCAATCATGTGGAAGAGAAATAAATATCACGCAATGAAGATTATGGTAGACGGAGAAAGATTCGACAGTCATGCAGAGTATCGCAGATGGCAGCAGCTCGTGATTATGAGAGATGCCGGTGAGATATGCAATCTCCGTCGCCAGGTGGAATATGAGCTTATCCCGGAGCAGAGAGAACCGGCGGTAGGGAAGAAGAATGGAAAGCTCCTGGAACGGAAATGCTCCTACGTTGCTGATTTCGTTTATGACAAGAATGTGGATGGCATCTACCAGACTATCGTGGAAGATACGAAGGGATGTCGCAAGGGTGCCGCATACGATTTATTCGTTATTAAGAGAAAGCTGATGCTTCAGCGATACGGAATAAAGGTAAGAGAGGTATAAGGTAATGGTTAAGATTAAAGTGATGCTTGATGAAGGCGCGAAGATGCCGACAAAGGCCCATGATACAGATGCTGGTTATGATATCTATGCCCCGGATGCGTTTGGCGTAGCTCCGAAGTGTAGCTGGTCCATTGATACCGGTGTGCATATGCTCATCCCGGAAGGGTATGTGGGTATGATTAAGAGCAAATCCGGGCTGAACGTAAAACATGGACTCAGATGCGAAGGTGTAGTAGATGCCGGTTATACCGGCGGT